CTACGGCCGGCCGCCCTGCACAACGGCGAGGCGGACGGGGGCGGCCATCGCCGCCGTCTCGCGCATCTCGAACCAGCGCAGCACGGCCTGGGTGTGCCAGCGCAGCTGCCGCTTGCTCCAGGGCAGCGGCCGCGGGAAGGGCAGCTTCTGGTCGCACTCCCATTCGGGCAGGCGCTCGCGCCGGATCGTGTACTCGGCCAGGCCGGCGCGGGCGGCGATGTCGGCCATGGTCCACCAGGGGGCGGACGGGTCGGCCAGGCGGCGGGCGGGAGCGCTGCTCATAGCGCCCTCGCCAGCACGAGCGCGGCGAAGGCCGCCAGGACCAGCGTGAAGCCGCTGCTGATGGCCGCCTCCAGCCGCAGCCCGCTGCGGTAGTGCTCGCGGCCGGCGGCCATGGTCAGGAAGGCGAGGCCGCTCAGATACATCGCCATGGCGACATGGAAGGCGGTCATCATCGCAGCGCCTCCCGCTGCTGGTCCTGCCAGGCGTCGGCGAAGGGGCGCAGCCGCAAGGGCCGCTCCAGCTCGCGGTCGCCCGCCGGCGTCGTCATGATCCGCTCCCAGCCATGGTTGGGAATGCGGACGATCCATCCGGCCTTCTCGCATTCCTTGACGATCGGCTTGCCGAAGGTGCGGACGGGCAGGAACTTGCCATGCGCCTGCGCCATGACCAGCTCTCGCCGGTCGTTCTCGTAGAGCTTGCCGCTGCGCGCGGCGAGCAGGCAGTAGGACTGCGTCTTGGTGCGGCCCATCTCGGGCGTGCGGCGCTGGCCCCGGCTCATCGCCCGTCCCCCTCGCGCCCATAGGCCAGGGGAATGTCGGCGATCGCCGTCTGCGGCTTGCGCCAGGAGCGGCGGCCGGCGCGCAGCGCGTTGTCGGCATCGCGATAGGCCGAGGCCAGCCGGCAGATCAGCGCCCAGCCGATCGCCAGCTTGACGGCCATGCCGCGCTCGAAGCGCATCGCCATGACCAGGTCGTAGAGCTGCGCGCCCCGGATGGCGCGGCGGTTGTTCCAGGCCTTGCGATGCCCGGCGCAGCAGAACTCCGCCCGGTCCTCGACGCTCTGGAAGGGCGTGTCGCATTCGAGGCAGCGGAACTGGTGCTTCGGGCGGGCGGCGACCGCAAGGCGGGCTGCGAGGCTGCGACTAGACGCGGGGGCTGGAAAGGCCACCACGGCGCCTCCAACCGGAAACTCGATACGAGCGTGCTGCATTCACATGCTCCCTCTCCACGCCGCTGCAAATCAGCGGTTGGGAATTGGCTACCATGTGAATGTGAAAGTTCAAACAGAAATATGAATGTTCATGTGATGCATCGCATCGCGTGGCCCGGATATTTTTCGCAGGCGCAGCGAAAGCGGTTGATAATTCACGCCCCCTTCCGGCGCGGCTTGCGGATCGCCAGCTCGACCACGCCCTTGATGCCGACCGTGCCGTCGATCAGCTGCGGCACGCGGGCGTTGTCCTCCTTGCTGGCCCCAACCAGGAAGGGCGGATGGAACAGGCGGAACACCGTCCTGGTCTGTCCCGGCCGCTCGAAGTCATAGAGCTGGGCGCAGACGATATCGCCCGCCTCGGGCTGGGCGTTCATGTCCACGATCACGACATCGCCGGGGAAGTAGCCCTCGTCCTCCAGGGCGCGCGTGCGCAGCGTCCAGGGCGCGACATGGACGCGCCCGGCAACCGCCGCCGTGACCAGTTTCGCCATCGGATCGCCGATCGGGGCGGTATAGGGCTCGCCTTCGTGCTCGGCGAAGCCTTGCGGCGGCACGCTCGGCGTCTGCTCGGCCAAGGCGGCGCGGCCGCGCCTGCCATGCGCCTCGGGCGGCGCGAGGATGCCTGTCGCCTGCTCGATCATCTCGATCGTGCGGGCCGACAGCGTGCCGTTGTAGCCCGCCTTGTTCCTGAACCTGGTCAAGGTGGAAGGGTCGCCCTCGAATAGCCGGGCGATCTCCGTCGGCGTCAGCTGACGCTCCCGCTCGACCGTCTCCAGATAGGCCAGTTGCGCGGCGCGCAGCTTCTCCTTGCGCGCCTTCTTCACTTGCTCGGCATGCGTCTGCATGGCCCGTCGCTCCGTGTGAAAGACGGGCGGACGCTGCGGCGCAGCAGGGCTGTGAGCAATTTGAAACATCACACTTGACGCAACCACGCAAATCAGATCGACGTGTGAAAGTTCACATGAGGATCGTAAATCACATGCCCGAACAGGAAGCGCAAGAGCTGGAGGGGCGGTTGTCCCGCCTTCGATTGCCGGTCGCGACGCTGGCGAAGCGCGCCAGCTGCGACCAGGCGACGATCAGCATGTACGTCAAGGGCCAGCGCCGCATGTCCGAGCGCATCGCGCGCGATGTGATGTCGGCGCTCGTCGCCGAGGAGCTTTCCGTCCTCACCCATCTCGCGCGGCTGCATCCGCAGGCCGCGATCGAGAGTGCTCGGGCCGTGTCGGTCCAGCCCCCTCGGGCGGCCTGAGCCCCGTTTCGTTCCCGTTGCGTCGCGTTCGACTGCCCGGCCGGTGCCCCAATCGCCGGCCGGGCCTTTCCTCACCTTTGCCGGAGCCTCGCGATGGACAACCGCGTCACGCTCGAAATCCTGATCAAATACGCCGGCGGCCAGACGCGCATCGAGCTCGTGCGCTTCCAGCCCGGCGCGGTGCCGCATGGCTACATCCTCCAGGAGGAGCCCGACGCCAGCCTGGGCCGCACGCTGGTGCGCGACCAGGTCAAGCTGCTCAACGCGCTGCGCGACCTCGCCAAGCCGAAATGGCTCAAGCTGCTGCACGACGCCGACAGCTCGGCGCGCGACCTGTTCGGCCCCGCGATTGCGCTGATGGAAGCGCCGGCCGCCGGCGTGGCGCAGGGGGCGGCGGCGTGAGCGGGAACACGCGCGGCGGCGTCGCTGTCAACCCGAAACTGGAGTGGAAGCGCTTCGACGCGCTGCCGGCAGCGATCCGCCGCGTCTACGCCCTCGCGCCTTTCGACTATGCACTGTCTGCGGCCGAGCGCGGCTGGAAGGACTATCGGCGCGCCGGAAAGACGGTCGCGGAGTTCAAGGCGCGCGAGGTCGCCTGGATCTGCGCGCATCTGCAAAAGCAGGCCCGTAAGACCTATGGGCCGGATCACCCCGACGCGCAGCGCTCGCGCCTGGAGCGCCGGCCATGAGGAACGGTGCCTTCGGGGTCTATGAAGATCCGGTGCTGATGTTCCGCCGCTTCGACGCCATGCCGAAGGAGCTGCGCCGCGTCCATGCGCTCGCGCCGTTCCACATGCATATGGGCAAGGCGGCCAAGCGCCTCGATGTCTACCGCAGCGCCGGCGCGACCATCGAGAAGATGCGCACGGCCGAGATCTTCCTCATGTGCAAGCTCCTCCAGGAGGAGGCCGCCCGCACTTACGGCCCGGAACATCCCGACGCGCAGCGCTCCCGCCTGGAAGGCCGGGCGCGGCGCGTCCTGCGCGGCTCTACGGCCGGGGGAGGGCGGGCATGAAGTGGGCCGCTCGCAAATCCCTTCTCGGCTACTGGACCATTGCCCTGCTTGCCGCCGACGAGGCGGAGCTCGGCGCGGCATCGGTCAACCAGTTCGGCCGCGTGCGCTTCTTCTCGAAGCGGCAGCCGAGCCCGTTGGGCGACTGGTTCCCGCCCTGGGAAGCCCTCAACGCGGCGGCGGATATCGCCCGGCAGTTCTGCCCGCCCGAGGCCGGGCGTTATGGCTGGCGCGGCTCGGCCCGGCGCGGCGAGCTCTGCGGGCAGATCGCAGCCGCGCTCAATGCCGCCGGCGTCTTTCCTGCGGAGGCGCGGGCGGCATGAGCCATCCCGTCTCCATCGACGCGGTCAAGGCCAAGCTGAACGATCGGCTCGACGATCTCATGGCGAAGCTCTGCCCCAACGCCGTCAAGGTCGGCAACGAGTGGGAGATGGGCTCGATCCGGGGCGAGCCGGGCCAGTCCTTCAAGATGAACCGTTCCGGCAAGAAGCTGGGGCTGGGCTACGACTTCGCCGAGGGGCGCTACTACGACATCCTCGACGTGGTCGCCGCCGCGAAGTTCGACGGCGATATCGGAGACGCCATCGCCTGGGCGATCGCCCTTTTCAACCTCGGCCGGATGACGCCGGCCGAGATCCGCGAGCAGGAGGAGAAGGCCAAGCGCCAGCGCGCCGAGGCGGAGAAGGGCCAGGCCGAGGACGCCGAGGCGGTGCGGCGCAAGGCCAAGGGGCTCTATCTCGCCGGCGAGCCCTGGGAAGGCTCCCCGGTCGAGCGCTACCTGCTCGGCCGCCGGATCGACCTGAAACGCTTCGACCGCAGCCCGCGCGCCCTGCGCTGGCACGGCCGGGTCTGGAACCGCGAGGCCGGCGGCGTCGAGCTGCCGGCGATGCTGGCGCCGATCGTCGACGCCATCAGCGGCGAGCACCTGGGGACGCACCGCACCTGGCTCGACCTGCTGGCGGACGGGCGCGTGACCAAGGCGGCGCTGCGCGAGCCCAAGATGAGCTGGGGGGCCTATCGCGGCGGCGTCATTCCGCTGCTGCGCGGGGAGTCCGGCAAGCCCTTGAAGCAGATGCCGGCGGACGAATGGGTCATCTGCGCCGAGGGCATCGAGAACGCGCTCTCGGCCGCGCTGATGCGGCCGCAGCGCCGGGCGATCGCCGCCGTCTCGCTCTCCAACCTGGCCGAGATCCGGCTGCCGCCGCAGCTCGGCGGGCTGTTCCTGGTCGCCGACAACGACACCAAGTCCGGCCCGCAGAAGCAGTTCGCGCGCGCCTGCGCGCGTCTCGAGGAGCGCGGCGTGCGCTTCCAGATCGTCCGCCCGCCCGAGGGCATCAAGGATTTCAACGACTGGCTGGCCGCCCTGGAACGCCAGGCCGAACAAGGGAGAGTGGCGTGAGCGAACGTCTCGATAAACGGCAGTACCTCTATGGCGAGCCGCGTCTGAGCAATGCGCAGGTGAAGGCGCTGCGCGAGCTTTCGAAGGGGCCGATCAATTGGACGGACCGCGTCAGATCAGCGACGCTCAAGGCTCTTCGCGGCAGTCTCATGGTCGATGTCAGCGGTGATGTCGCGGAGATCAGCCCTAGGGGCCGGAAGATCCTCGCGCTGATCGACGAGGCCGCAGCATGACGCCGGCCCAGCGCAACGCCCTGCGCAATCCCTGCTTCGCGGCCGAGGAGACCACGGCGGCCGCCTTCGGGTGGCGCGAGAGCTTTCCCAACACGGACGTGACGGTTCGGCTGACGCTGAACGTTGGCATGGAGTGAGCGGTGTTCTTCGGCGGCAAGCCTCTCTGGCATGTCAGCGTGGCCATCTGGTCGCGGCTGACGAACGCCCCGAAGCCGTGTCCCGTGTGGACCGATCAGGACCGCTCCCGCGCCGACCGCATCGCCGAGCAGCTGCTCGCCGGCGTCGGCATCGCCGACCAGGCCCGCACGGACGATTACGGCATCGCCAGGCACTACCGGCGCGCCACGACGCCGGACGAACAGGACGCCGTGTTCCGCTCGCCCAAGGGGCGTCTCGCGGCACTGCGACAAGCACGAGGCTATTGAGATGGGCGCGGATACCAAGATCGAGTGGGCGCACCACACCTTTAATCCGTGGATCGGCTGCACGCGGATCTCGCCGGCCTGCGACCATTGCTATGCCGCCGATTGGGCCAAGCGCTACGGCCAGGAGCATCTCTGGCAGGGCGAGCGCCGGCAGACCTCGGCGCAGACCCGGCATCAGCCCTTCAAGTGGAACCGCGAGGCGGCCGAGGCCGGCGAGCGGCGGCGGGTGTTCTGCGGCTCGCTGATGGACTTCGCCGACAACCAGGTTCCGGGCCGCTGGCGCGATGACGCCTGGCACTGCATCAGCATGTGCCCCTGGCTCGACTGGATGCTGTTGTCGAAGCGGCCGCAGAACTATGCGCGCTTCCTGCCGGGGCCGGCGATCGGCGCGCCCGAGTGGGGCGATGGCTGGCCCAATGTCTGGCTCGGCACGACGATCGAGGACCGCAAGCGCCTGCCCAACCTGGAGCATCTGCGCGCCGTGCCGGCGGCGGTGCGCTTCCTCTCGATCGAGCCGTTGCTGGAGGATCTCGGCGAGCTCGACCTTACCGGCATCCACCTGGTCATCGTCGGTGGCGAGAGCGGGCCGGAGGCTCGTCCAATGCACCCCGCCTGGGTGCGCTCGCTGCGCGACCAGTGCGCGGCCCAGGGCGTCGCCTTCTTCTTCAAGCAGTGGGGCGAGTGGGCTCCGCATACGGTAGATCTCGAAGACGAGGAAGGTTCGATCCGCACTACGCCTCGCGGCGGGGTGAACTGGCAGGCCGAACGGCCAGGCGGCTACTTCGGTGTGTTCCGCATCGGCAAGAAGCGCGGCGGCCGGCTCCTCGATGGCCGCACTCATGACGAGATGCCGAGGCCTGCCGCATGACAGGCCTGCCTCAGCCCGCGCTGACGATGATGCCCGCCGCCATGCGGGCGAAGCATCGCGCGCGGGCACAGCGTGAGATCGCCCGCTATCTCTGCGGCGTGAAATGGACGGACGGCTTCTGCGAGGCCGCTCTCGCGCCGGACTGCCGATGCCAGAAGGCCGCCCATGCGATCCTCGCCATGGTCGAGGGCGTCGGCATCGTCCCGGTGTGGGAATATGACGCCGAGCTGCGGCGGCTGCTGGCGGCTTGCCAGCCCAGCCTCGAACCGGCGGAAGGGCTCGGCCTATGAGCGAGCCGACCCCGCTCCAGCCGCTCGCCCCGCATCTCGCGCCGATGGCCGATGCCTTCGCGGCGGCCGAGCAGGCCGCCCGCCAGCAGGAGCAAGACGCCGCCGCCCAGGCCGAGGCCCGCCGCAAGGCGGAGCTGGAACAGGCCGAGCTGGAAGACGACGCCAGGGCGATCAAGGATGCGTTCAAGCGCGGCGGGATGAAGCTCGCCCTGGCCATGGGCCGATCCTGCAAGACGAGCTGGACCGCCGACCAGGTCGAGGACCTGATCTATCCGCCGCCCCCGCCGCCGCCGGCCGCCGGCGGCGATGGCGACGGCGGCCAGCGCCCGCCGGCCGGGCCGCAGCCGGACGAAGGCGACGAGCCGCCGAAGTGGAAGCTGAAAAAGAACCCGGTCAAGGCGCTGCCGAAGGACTGCCCGGTGACGCCGCTCGGCATCGACGGCGAGGTCTGCTTCTACCTGACGCCGAACGGCCAGTTCCTGCCGCTGGAAAGCCACGCGGCCGAAGGGCTGCGCAAGCTGTTCTCGCCGGACGTGCCGTGGCTGTGGGGCAATTTCCCGAAGTTCAAGGAAAACACCGGCGAACAGACCAATTGGGACGCGGCCAAGGCATCGGACAGCCTGATCCAGGCCTGCGGCCGGCGCGGCCCCTTCGACCCGGCCGAGAAGCTGCGCGGCGTCGGCGCCTGGCACAGCCCCTCCGGCCAGCTGATCCTGCATTGCGGCGACCAGATCTTCGACGGCGCGAGCTGGCAGAAGCCCGGCTTCGTCGGCGACTTCGTCTATCCCGGCGCGGCGGCGCTGGCGAAACCTTTCCCCTGGTCGGAGGACGATATGGAAGCCGATGCCGAACGGAAGCGCTTCTTCGCCGAGCTCAAGGCGCTGCTCACCATCCTGGACAGCTGGAACTGGGCGGCCGAGTTCGAGGTCAACGCCGAGACCGGCGAGCGGGTGAACTTCCACGGCACCGAGCACAAGCTCTCCTCCATCCTGGTCCTGGGCTGGATCTGCTCGGCGCTGGTCGGCGGCGCGCTCGACTGGCGGCCGATGATCTGGCTGACGGGCGAGGCGGCGGCCGGCAAATCCACCCTGCAGAAGCTCGTCGCCGCGATCATGGGCGCGCGGCTGGTCACGTCATCGGACGCCACGGCCGCCGGCATCTACCAGAGCGTCGGCTATTCCAGCCGCGCCGCCGGCATCGACGAGGCCGAGGCCGACCCCAACAGCCAGAAGATGAAAGGCATGGTCGAGCTCGTGCGCCAGTCCTCCTCGGGCGGCAACATCCTGCGCGGATCGAGCGACCCGAAGAAATGGCGCGGCTTCACGGCCCGCTCCTCCTTCCTGCTCTCCTCGATCGTCATTCCGCCGCTGTTCGGCCAGGACCTGACGCGCATCACCATCCTGCCGCTCGCGCCGCTGCCGAAGGGCTCGCAAAAGCCGAAGATCGAGACGGCGCGCTGGGCCGCCTTCGGCACGATGCTGCTCGCCCGCCTGCTCGACAACTGGGAGCGCTGGGAAGCCACGCTCGACAGCTACGCCATCGCGCTTGGCGAGCTCGGCCACGATGCGCGCGGCGGCGAGCAGCTCGGCGGGCTCTTGGCCATGGCCGACATGGTGCGCTTCGACGAGATCCAGAGCGACGACATCGCGCTGTGCTGCGCGCCCTTCGACAAGCGCAACCAGCCGAAGGACGAAACCACCTCGCAGCAGTTCCTCAACTGGCTGATCACCAAGACCGTCGTCGCCTTCCGGGGCGGCAACCAGATGACGATCGGCGCGCTCGTCGCCGGCGCGGCCGGGCTGGTCGATCTCCAGGGCGAAGGCGCGACGCCGGCGAGTTACGCCGCCGCGCTTCATGCCCATGGCGTCTTCGTCGAGGGCTTCCGCGACGAGGCCACGGTGACGCTGCCCAACCAGAGCGCCGGCCTGGCGCACCTGCTCGACGGCTCGCCCTGGGGCACCAAGCCCGGCGCGGCGCTCTCCGGCTGGCAGCAGGCCATGCAGCGGCTGTGCACCGCGCGCGGCCCGGACGGCCAGCCGCTCGGCAAGAAGATCAACACCAGGAAGCTCGGGATCGGCCGGGGATGGTCCCTGCCGGCCAAGATCTTCCTGCGCATGGAGGAGGAGTGAGATGGGGCGCTTTCGCAAGAAGCCAGTCGAGATCGAGGCGTGGCAATTCACGCTGATGAAAGACGCTGCAACCCAGCCGGATTGGCTGAAGGCGGCGTTCCTCGACGGCGCTGTGTTCTACCAGGGCGGGGCCGATCCCTACCTCACGATCGAAACGCTCGAAGGCACGCATCGCGCCTCGCTCGGCGATTGGATCATTCAAGGTGTCAAGGGGGAGCTCTATCCCTGCAAGCCGGAGATCTTCGCCGCAACCTATGACGTAGTGGAGGGCTGAGCCGATGGCATTCAAGGCCGAACCCGTCAGCACGGAACACAGCGGCTTCACCACGGATCTGTCGCAGGTCGGGCGTTCGCCCGATCTCGGCGACGTGCTGATGTCCAACGCCGTCAGCATCAACATGTGCCCCTGCTGCGGGCGCATACACATCGGCGGGCATGACCGGAGAGGGCTGCAATTCGTCGCGCTGCCGGTCGACGCCAGCGTGGCGCGCGCCATCGCCGCAAACCTCGTCGAGTTCGCCGTCGAGAGCGAGAAGCTCGCCGGCAGCCGACTGTACAAGCACTAGGGGGCGGCCATGCGACAGGATTGGCAGGACAAGATCGCAGCCTCGAACACCGAGCTGGAAGGCATGCTCGGCTCGCAGGACGCGCGGATGCGATGCGCGGCCCGTTTCGGCCTAGCTGTCACTCAGCCGCTCAACGCCTGGTATGCCGACGAGCTTGCGCGCGGAACGGACCCTGCGGTGCTGCTGGAGGTTCTTCCGCGCTGCCTCGGCCAGGTGCTCGGCATCATCGTCTTCAACCAGGGCGGCCACCCCCAGCTCGCCCAGGCCACGCTCAGCCTGCTCGGCGTAGAAGCCTGCACCATCATCGGCCGCGCGCAGGCGGGCGACCTCGACCAGATGAAGGTTCGCAATCCGGGGGCCAGGCCATGAAACAGAAAACCCTGTTCGTGGCTGCCACGGCGGCCGAGGCGAAGGCGGCGGCGGATCACATGCAGCCGGGGCCGATCGAGTATGCGAAGCCGGAGCTTTCTGCGGCGGTTACGGATGTGCTCGATCGGCGACGGGAGCAGGTTGCTCTCGGCTACACTCCCGAGCATGACGACAAGCACGATCGCGGCGAGATCCTTCGCGATCCGCATTGGGGCGCTTCGATCCGCCTCCACGCCGTCGTCGCTGACCGTCATCCCAATTCGCGCGATGGGCTGGTCGATGTCGCGGCCATGATCATCGCCGAGATCGAGCGGCTGGACCGCCGGGACGGCCGGACATGAGGGGCACCCCGATCAACTCGGCCGAGATCGTCAGCCTGCGGGATGGCGGCTACATGGTCTTCGATACTTCGCACGAAAGTCGGCATGCCGGCATGGAGCGCGTGCCTGTCTTCGCCTGCGGCAGCAAGGACGATCTCCTGGACTATCTGGAGAAGCGTCTGGCGGACCCGCCAAGCGAGGAGGAAGGGGAATGAGCCGCCACCCCGTTGAGGAGGAGATGCGCCGGGGCGTCTCGCTCTCCCTCACCAACGCCGTGTTCTCCAAGCTCATCAAGATGGGCCGGCAGCTCGGCAAGACGCCCCAGCGCATGGCGCAGGAGCTGTTTGACGAAGCCTACGCCGCCCGCTGCATGGGCAAGAGCGCGGCCCAGCAGGTCGGCGCCGCGCGCGCGATGGCCGATGCCCTGGAGGAGGATCTCCAGCAGCAGCTCGCCGAGGCGCGGGCGCAGCTGGCGCGGATGGAAGCGCGCTACGAGGAGCAATTCGCCGGCCGCGATCGCGCTCTCGACCAGCTCGTGAAGGCTCAGGATCTCGCCATCGAGATCGGCAAGGATCGGGACACGGCCAAGGCAGCGGCCAAAGAAGCGATGGACCAGGTCAAGCGCATGGAAGGCGTCATCGCCGGCAAGGACCGCATGTTGCTCGACCAGGCCGACGAGATCCGCAAGATGCGCGAGGCGGCCAAGGGCCAGCTCGTCGTCGTCAACCAGGCCAGCGAGATCCTCAAGCGGGAGGCGCAGCCGGCTGAGGAGCCGGCCTGGGCGCAGCCGTCGAGCGCCTCGCAGCTGCGCGCCATCCGGGCCATGAAGGCGGCCGGCAACAGCCCGGCCGCGATCGCGCGCCAGCTCGCCGTCTCGATCGAGACGATCAAGGCGGCGCTGGCATGAGGGATCTCCGAAACCGCATCGGATACCGCTTCTGGTACTGGCGCTGGCAGATCTCGCTGCGCCTGCGGCCGGCGCGCCAGTGGCTCGGCCGGCTCTGGAACTGCCATCGGAACGCGCGGCGGCTCGCTGCGATCGAGCAGGCGCTCAATCACCGCGACCTCTTCATCAATCCCGATTTCATGGAGGAGATCGCCGGCGAGATCGACTGCGCCGGTTCAGGTTGCGAACACGTCTGGTCCGAATGGGATACCGGCGCGTCCGGCTGCACCGTCTCCGAGAAAGGCACGTATTGCCCGAATGATCTGGCCGAGACCCTGCGCGAATTGGCCAGGGTGGCGCGTGCTTGAGGCCTTTCCATATCTCTACCGCTTCGACCGCTGCGGCCGGAAAGGTCAGCCCTGCAAGGTGACGGCACGCGGCAAGATGAACTCCGTCCGCGTCGTCTTCGCGGACGGCTTCACCATGATCACCAGCGGGAATGCGCTGCGTCGGCTGAAGCCTAGCGACCAGCCAGATCCTCGCGCGCGTCGCGATGGGTGTCCCGAATCGTCATGATGCCCTGGCGCAGCCGCACGCGATCGCGCGGGTGACGCTCGACAGCCGCGTCGAAGGCGGCGAAGCCGATCATCAGCGCAGCGCAGCGCGCGACCTCGACCGCCTGCCGGTGCCGATGCGGCAATTCCATGTCCTCGACCTCGACGACGATGTCGAGCGGCTCCTTCAGGATCACGCCCATGCTCAACCTCCATAGGAACGAGGGCAGAACATAGGAACAGAGTCGGGGGCAAGGTCAAGCGCCGACTGGACGCGCTCCACCGCCCGCGCCATCCTCGCGCGCGGGAGGGCAGGGCGATGATGCGAGCGGCGATCGTGGCGGGGGTGATGATGGCGGCCGGAGCGGCCTGGGCACAAGCGCCGGACTGGACGGCTGTCGACGAGTGCTACCGACGCAGCGCGGCCGATCTCGACGACATGTCATCGGATGCGGAGACGATCGCCGGGGCCGTCAGCTTTTCCTGCATGACGGCCGAGCGCAAGCTGGTCGCCTATGCGAAGCCGGGCAACGAGCAAGAGCGGACACAGGCGCATCTCGACATGCGCAGCACCTTCCTGGCGCGCGCCACGACGGCGGTCCTGGTCCGCCGCGTGATGATCCGCAAGGGCGAGATGAAGCCCTAGAAGTCCAAGCCCTGGACCCGACGCAGGGCGCGCGCGATCGCGGCCGCGTCGCTCTCGCCTGGCCGGCGGATCGCCTCCAGGTCCGCCAGGGCCTCGCGCTCCAGCTGGATCGAGAGCAGCCGGCCGCCGCGCGCCTTGAGCTCGGCCCGCGCCAGGCGCGCCATGGTGGCGCGATCGCGCGGCATGGCGGCATCGTATTTCAGCGGGCGGGCCATCAGCGTTGCTCCTGCTCGTCGCGCGCCCGCAACCAGGCCATAGCCTCGCGCTGGCGCGGAAAGCGCCGCTGTTCGCCTTCCGCATGCGGAGGCGCGCCGGCCGGGCGATGGATCGACCAGGCCACCCAGCGCTCGCCCGGCCGGTTGCCGACGAACTTCGCGACCGTGCCGATGCGACGGTCGCCTAGAAAAATGCCCTGCATCTGCTACACCCTCCTCGATGTCGCCGGCGTCGCCTCTCCGGGTTCGCCTGACGATGTCATGCCCGGCCGCCTGCCAGCGGCCGGGCGTCTTCCTCGCCGCCGGCGTAGTAGCTCGGCCTGCGTTCCAGTTCAGCTGCGATCCACTGCTCGGCGAAGAGCGGGAAGCGCTTTTCCAGGCGGGCGCGCAGGTTGCGACGGCGCGCCTTCCCCTTCGCCTCGGTGCTCCAACGGCGGATAGGCCGTTGCGTCACCAATTCCCAGCCAATGGCGTAGCCACAACCGGGCGACCATTTCGCCATGACCTCGGCCGGGCAGGGCTGCCCGCGCTCGACGAGGACAGCCGCCAGGACGCGAGGTCCCGGCGGCTCGGTGTGCGGGTTTCTCCAACTGAGTGACCAGCGGGCCATGTCCGGCATCAGAACAGCTCCAGTTGGTGGCGCTGGTCGCCGAACAGCGGCAACGCCGAGGTGTCGAAGTCCTGCGGCGGGCGCTTGGCCTTGCGCCGCTCCTCGGCCTTCCTGATCGCCGCGTCTAGTCGCAGGCTCGGGGAGGGGAGCGCGTCGCGGCGCTCCGTCCTGGTCTCGTCGACGGCGGGGCTCATGAGCGCGCCCTCGGGGCCGGGATCAGCTGCGCCAGGCGCTCGCCGGTGATCTCCTCATCCGGCCAGAGCCGCAGCTTGTTCAGGATGTCGCAGCGATCGCGGCCGGTCTGGCGCTGGTAGGCGGCGAGGCAGCCGGCGGCGAAGGCCTCGCTGATCTCGCGCTGGGCGAAGACGTAGCCGATGCCGGAATGGACCGCGCGCGCCTGCGGGTGCGGCTTCGGCACGACATAGCCGGGCGTCGCGCCCATCGAGCCTTCCGTGCCTTCGCTCCAGCCGGTGACGATCCGGCCATCGGGCAGGAGCCAGCTGGTCTTGCTGTAGGCCATGTCGATCATGCCGTCGAAGCCGCGCGAGCTGTAGGCGCTGCTGATCCGCTCGACCTGCTCCTTCGTCGGGCCGTCGACCCAGTCGATCCGCGTCGAGCTGCCGCCGCTGTAGCTCTCGCCCCGGACCCGGAATTTCACGCCGGGAAACGCCTTGGCGAGATGCTGGCGCAGGATCTTGTTCGTCTCCGCCAGGCGCAGATAGGCGACGGGCTCGGCCTTCGGGGCGACCGGCTCTTTCGGGAAGCAAACGACTGTCATGGGTTCTCTCCGGGTTGAGGGGCGGCGTCTGCCAACGCCGTGAGGAGAGTTATTACACATGCGCTAAAATCAGTGCAAGTGAATTTTCACACGCAATTCACATAAATCGTAATCCGCTGATATCGCAGAGGTTTAGACGCTGTCGCGGTGGAAAAGCTGTGGATGGAGCTGCGACCAGGCGTCAGCCGGCCTATTGACAGCCCGGCGCAAATCAGATGCGCGTGTGAATGTTCACACAACCGATGGATCGCGCTCGCGTGTCTGGCCGCCCCTGCCTCCCTGCAACCCTGTTTGGCGACGCGATTGTTTCGCGCGCGCTTACGGGGTGCGGGCCGACAGGTGTTGCGGGGGCGTTGCGCGGGGTGTTGCAGCGTAACGCGTTGCAATCGCTGTCTTTTTCGCGCTCGCAACACCTGCAACGCCTGCAACAGCCGGTCGCCTCACGTATGTGCATGCGAGGGCGAGCGAGGGCGAGCGCAGGCGCATCTACGCGCGGGCTCGGGTCCGTTGCAAGTGTTGCAAGTGTTGCAGATGATAAATCTATATATATATCAATGGTTTACCCGCAACGCTCTCCGCAACGCCTCGCGATCGCGGCGGCGCAGGGTGTTGCGGCTCGCTCCTGCTCGATCGGCTCCGCAGCGCCGCAGGCGATTAAATATCCTCGGATATTCAAGGGCTTGCGGGTCGCGAGGCCTCGCAGGGCAGCGACAGCCGGAAATGGGGTGTTTGGTGTGAGTGCGGCGGCTCCGGCGCGGCCGCGCGCGGAGCTCGGGCAGGGCAGGGCGAAGGCCTGCGGCCTTGCCCTGGAGGGCGTCCAGGCGGGCCATTTCGGGCCGATCTTGCCGCCAGTCGCCAGCGAAAACGAGCGATATCAAGCGCTTAGGCGCCCGATCCTCGTAAACGCCGCATCCATTGAGGGGGTGGCCTCGCCTTCGGACCCCACCCCCCCCACCTCGGCCGGACCCCACCCCCCGGAAGCGACCGCCCCTCTTTCCGCCGCCCGCCTGGCTGCGCCTGCCGGCCCGTCCGGGGGCTTCCCTGGTCGGCGAGGCGAAAACGCGGATCGGTGGGGCGGTGGGGCCAGGGGCTCCGGGGCACCGGGATTTTTTGCGGCGAAGACAGGCGTCCTGGAAAAACCGGGTTCCGGGGAGGTTCGGCATGGCTGACCGCAACGGAACGGCCGGGGCGGTAGCAGGCCTCCTGGCGCAGGCTCAGGACGCGATGCCGTCCGAAGGTGAGCAGCTCGACATGCTGGCGACGACGCAGCGGCCGGCGAGCCAGCGGCTACATGTCACCAGCCCGTCCGGGAAGAAGGATTTCTTCCATGAGGGCCGGCTCGCCCAGGAGGTCGAGCGCAGTGCCAAGGCGGGACGGCCGAAGGGCGCGCAGAACCTCGCCACTCGGGAGCTCAAGGATTGGATCGTCCGGCTCCTGGGGGGCACGCCCCAGGAGCGCATGGCGCGATGGGCAATGCTCGAACCGGAGGAGCTGGCGCGCCGGCTGAATTGCACAGTCGCCGCCGCCTTCGATCGTCAGCAGGCCATTCTGAAGGAGCTCGCGCCCTACTTCATGGCCCGCATGCAGCCGGTCGATGATCAGGGCCGCACGGTCCCGCTCGTCGCGCTCTCGATCGGCGGCCAGGTCGGCCAGGCGAACGGCGCTCAGCCCTGGTCCGAGTGGTTCGGCGGCCAGCCGCAGCCCGACATCGTCGATGTGACGCCGGAGGAGGGCAAATGACCGTTCTCCGCTACGGCACGCTCGACGAGATGCTCCGCAGCTACAGCCACGGCACGGCTCTGCTGCTCGACAGCGCCGGCCCGGTCTCGGACGCCTTCATCATGTCGCGCGGCACGCGGGATCTGATCTCCGGCCCGGTCGGCTCGGGCAAGACGACGGCGGCGGTCAAGCGGGCGCTGCGGGCGGCGATGCGCCAGCCGCCGATGCTGCACAACGGCAAGCGGCTCCAGGGCGCGCCACGCTTCTACCGGCTCAACGTCTACCGGACTACCTACAAGGACATCTGGCAGACCACGGTCCCGAGCTGGTGCAAGATCCTCGACCCGCAGAAGGGCGTCGGCAACCTGGTCGGCTCCTCGCCGCGTCCCGGCCAGTACACGCTCGATTTCGACGACGGCTGGGGGCCGATCCACATGGAGGTCAACTTCCTCGCCTGGGGCGAGGATGCGGACCCCGACAGCCTCGGCGGCACGGAAGCAACGGACGCCTACCTCAACGAGATGCCGACGCTGCGCGAGGATCTCTTCGTCAACCTCGGCCGCACGGTCGGCCGCTTCCCGAACCGGGGCGAGATCGGCCTGCCGGACGATCCGCGCATCCCCTATGGCGCGATCTTCGGCGATGCCAACGCGCCGGAACCCGACAGCTGGGTCTATCGCGATTTCTGGGGGCCGGAGAAGCCGGAGGGCTACCAGCATTTCCGCCAGCCCGGCGGGCTCGATCCGAACGCCGAGAACCTCAAGGCGGTCGGCCGGACGTACTACACCGCCATGGTCGAGGCGAACCGGCACCGGCCCTGGTGGATCAAGATCAAGGTCCACCACAAGCCCGGCTACAACCGCGAGACGGACGTGATCTACGCCGATTTCGACGATGATCTGCACGTCTCGATGCTCCCGCTCAAGCCCTATCCGGTGCTGCCGGTCCTGGTCGGGATCGACGGCGGGCTAACCCCGGCGGCGGCCTTCATGCAGGAGCTGCCGGACGGGACGCTGAACATCCTCGCCGAAGTCGTCGTCACGCGCGGCGATGAGTTCGACCTGGCCGAGGGCATGAAGGTGGTCATGGGCTCGCCGCGCTTCCTCGGCTGCGAGTTCGCCTTCCAGTGCGATCCGGCGATGGAGGCGGGCGAGGATCTGACGATCGGCTCGATGCGGGCGCGCCTCGCCAAGGCGCTGGGCCTGCCGACGCTGGCGGTGAAGCTCGCCGCGACGAACGACCCGGAGAGCCGCCACGCTCCGATCCGCGAGAAGATCAAGGACGGCCGCCGCAAGCTCCAGGTCGACGCGACGCACTGCCCGACGATCCGCCGCGCGCTCGCCGGCACCTACCAGTATCACCGCACGCGGGGCACCTCCGAGCGCGGCCGCGCCGTCAAGAACCCGGACAGCCACATCATGGAGGCGGCGGAGTACGGCGCGATGCAGTGCGGCACGGAAGCCGCTCGCATCCGCAAGACGGAGCGTGTCCGCCAGCGCGAGGCCAAGCGCAGCGGCGCGGGCGGCAAGGCGGCGCGCTGGCGGCCGCTCGCCCGGAAGGTGCAGTAATGTACGTGCGCCGCACCCATCCCGCCGAGATCCTGGAGATCTGCGCGGATCTGCGCCCGGCGGATCGCGCCGAGATGCTGGCGACCAGCTTCGTCGACGATCCGGCCGAGCACGGCGCGGCGATCGCGGCCGGGCTCGATCAGGCCGTGGTGGCGCTCACCCTGCTCGACGATCGTCGGGCACCGATCGCCTTCGTCGGCTTCTGGCAGATCGCGCCGGGCGTCGCCACGGCCTGCATGTTCGCCACCCCGGCCTTCGCGTCGATCGCGCGGGCTGCGCACGGCTTCTGCCGGGACAGGCTGATGCGCGATGCCGTGCCGCGCGCCTTCCGCCGGGTCGAATGCCGGGCGCTCGCCACCAATGCCAGGGCGCGGATCTGGCTCAAGCGCCTGGGCTTCGTCGAGGAGGTCGTCCTGCTCGGCCTCGGCAAGCGCGGGGAGAGTTTCGTGCAGTGCGCGTGGGTCAACCCTTCAATCCGACAGGAGGCCTGACATGGGCTGGTTTTCCGGGCTTTTCAGCAGCAAGCAGCGGCGCCTCGACCAGATCTGGCAGGCGCAGCAACTCCAGCAGCAGCAGGAACAGGCGGCGGCCGAGCAGCAGCGGCTCAACGACGAGCTCAAGGCGAGCCGCGCCGACGCATCGAAGCAGATCGAGCTGCTCAACCAGCAGAGCGAGGCGGCGCTCTCCCAGGCGGCCGAGACCGCCCGGCTCTCGCAGAAGCAGGCGGAGGAGGCGAGCTACCGCGCCTCGCTGACGCCGGCGGACAGCGAGGATGCGCGGGCGGCGGCCGATCGCAAGCTCAAGAAGCTCCAGGCGGCGCGCGGCATCGCCTCGACGATCGTGCAGCGCGCCGGCGGGCTCGGCGCGCCATCGGTCGCGACCCAGCAGCTGCTCGGGGCCTGACCGGCGATGTACGGGCTCAACGACATCCTCACCCGTCACGACGAGCTCAAGGCCATCCGCCAGCCGGTCGAGCGTCAGTGGCGCGAGATCGCGCAGCTGATGTGCCCCGAGCAGGAGGACATGTTCACCGGCAACAGCCGGACGAACCCGGCCTATGACGAGCTCTACGACGCCACGACGATGCAGGCGGCGGAGGCCTTCTCCGGCGGCATCTACGGCCAGATGACCAACCCGGCGAACAACTGGTTCGAGTTCGGGCTGGAGGATACCGAGCTCGCCAGCTACTACCCGGTCAAGTCCTGGCTCTGGCGCCAGAGCCGCAAGGCCTACGGCACCTTCGCCGTTGCCCGCTCCAAGTTCTATTCCGAGGCGCCCGGCTGGTTCGGGGATCTCGGTATCTTCGGCATGGGCACGCTCTATTCCGAGGAGATCGTGGGGGCGGGGCGGTTCCTGGACCTCGCCATCCCGCTCGGCGAAAGCTTCGTTGCTGCCGATGGAAAAACCGTCGACGTGGACGCGGAAGGCGATGTCGACACCTTCCACCGGGCCTTCCGGCTCACCGGCCGCCAGGCCAAGCAGAAGTTCCCGGAGCTCGAAGCCCTCGGCAGCCAGGTCAACGACCGCACCACTTACGAGTTCATCCACGCCGTCTGCCCGAACCCGGCCTACGATGCCCGCCGTATCGGGCTCGCCGGCAAGGCCTTCCTGTCGGTCTACGTCTCGCCCCAGCTCAAGAGCTTCATCCGCACTGGCGGTTATCACCGGATGCCCTACCACGTCGTCATGTGGAAGCGGCGCCCCGGCCGGGTCTATCCGGTCGGCCCCGGCCATATCGCCCGGCCCGAGGCGGCGATGCTCAACGAGATGGAGCGCACTCATATCGTCGCAGCCCAATTCGCGGCAGATCCCACGATCCTGGCTCACGACGAGGATACCTTCTCTCCGGCAGACCGCTTTCCAGGCGCTGTCATTTACGGCCAGGTCAACGAGCGCGGCCAGCCTCTGGCCCAGCCGCTCAACACCGGCGCGAACCTCCAGCTCTCGCTGGAGATGTCGAAGGAGCGGCGGGACGCGATCCGCCAGGCCTTCTATTTCAGCGTGATGCAGCTGGTGAACCGGCCGCAGATGACGGCGACGGAGTTCCTCGGCTTCCAGGAGGAGTATCTGCGCCAGATGGGGCCGAACCTCGGCCGCATCCAGAGCCAGGGCCTCGCCCCTCTGATCGCCCGCCGCTACGACATCCTCGCCCAGGCCGGGCAGATCGACCCTCCGCCGCCGGAGCTCGAAAACCAGCCGCTCCAGATCGAGTACACCTCGCCCCTCGCCAAGATGCAGAAGGCCGGCGAGGCCAAGGCGACGCTGCAATACGTCACCGGCATGCAGCAGGTCGCGGCCGCGACGCAGGATATCGGCGTCATGGACAATATCGACGGCGATGCCGTCGCCGCCATCCTGCATGAGGCGATGGGGCCGCCGCCTTCCGCCCGGCGCGATCCGGCCGCAGTCGCGAAGCTGCGCGAGCAGCGCGCCCAGCTCGCCGCCCAGCGCGAGCAGCTCGCCCAGGCCGGGCAGGCCGCCGAGGTCAGCGCCACCAACGCGCATGCGGCCCAGGCCGCGACGCTCTCCGCCCAGCGCGAGGCCGGCCAGTGAAGCTCATCGCTCCCCTGCGCGCCTTCTGGCCGGACCTGCGCGAGCGCCGCCAGCTCGTCGCCGAATATGGCCAGCTCGGCCGCATGGGCATGCTGCTGGCGGACATCGCCAAGCGCGGCGGCATCTTCATCGCCGGCGAGCAGCATCGCGATCTCTTCGCCGCCGGCGTCGCCGAGGGCCGCCGCCAGATCGCGCTCGAATTGATCCGCACGGCCGGGCTCGATCCTGCGCTTTTGCAGAAGGCCTGCACCGACCCCGTTCCCGATCCCCGGCGGCAACCCGGCCGCCTGTCTCACCTGGAGGAGTGAACCATGCTGATCCGGTCTCTCGCGATGATGCGCGTCTACAATGCTGCCGAGGCGTCGGCCGCTGCTGGCGGTGGGGGCGATGGCGGTGCGGCCGCTGCTGCCGGCGCCGCCGCAGACGCCGGGGCTGCTGCCCAGGCTGGCGGCGACGGCGGCCAAGGCGGCGGAGCCGAGCCCTGGTACGCCAAATACGAGCTCGACGAGCCGGCCAAGCAGTTCATCGCCGACCGCAAGTTCGATCGGCCGGACGGGCTCCAGTCCCTGCTGAAATCCGCGATCGAGAGCGATCGCGTCGCCCGCTCGCGCAAGGTTTTCGAGAAGCCGGACCCGGCCCGGATGAACGAATGGGGCGGCTGGGCCGAGCTCGGCTGGAAGGAAAAGCCCGAGGAGTATGCGCTGAAGAAGCCGCAGACCCCGCAGAATTTCCAGTACATGCAGGGTTTCGAGGACACCCTCAAGAAGATCGCGCATGAGAACAAGGTTCCGCTGCAAGCGGCCCAGGCCATGCTCGACGGGCTCACCGCCTGGGGCGTCTCCGAGATCGACGCGACGGATGCGCGCGGCGCCAAGGAAAGCGCCGACATGGAGGTCGCTCTCCGCAAGGAGTGGGGCGGCGACTATGACCGCAACGTGGAGCTCGCCAAGCGCGCCTTCCGCCATTTCGGCGTCGGGCTCGACGATGGCGCGCAGCTCCAGGCCATCACCGGCGCGCCGGGCATGATGAAGCTCTTCCACGCCATCGGCATGGAGATGGGCGAGGACAAGCTGGTCTCTTCGAGCGGCGGCGGCTCCGGCATGTCCGAAAGCCTTGAGGGCCTGCGCGCCGAGCTGCGCCGGCTCCAGGGTGATCCCGAATTCATGAAGGCGCTCCGCGACGAGCGGAATCCGCGCCATGGCGATGTCGCCGCCCAGCGCAAGGCGATCATCGCCAAGATCGCCAGGATCGAGACGGGGCAGCGCCGATGAGAAAAATCATGATGTTGGGCAGTCTCGGCTTTGGCCTCGTCGGCCTCCTCGCTGGTCTGGCCACGCCGAGCCTGCCTCCTCCCTCGCGGCCGCCGCGGCGGAAAGGCAGCCGCTCGACGACGGCTTGGTCGCCAATGCAACGCAACGGAAGGCGGGAAATTGAGCGCCGCCTCCGCCAGATCCAGGCAGGTCGGCTGAAAGTCGCCAACGGCCTGCATCTGGCGCGTTAGCTCCATCCCCGCCCCAGGAACCGACAGGAGGTCACAATGGGCAAGACGAAGACGCCGGCAGGGAAGCCGGCGGCCGAGCATCCGCTGCTGGAGGAGTTCGCGTCCGACGTGCCGCACGAGGCGACCGCCGGCGAGTATGCCTTCTGCATTCGCGACCGATGGCACGGCCAACCGACCGATCTCGCCGATGGCTGGCATCCGGCCGGGTCGGATTGGTATATCCGTGTCGAAGGCGGCCTGCCTCAGGAGGCGCTGCGCAGCGATCATCCTCGCTCTGCCGCACTCGACGAGTTCGCCTGACGCCTGGCCGCTTGACAGCTTGGCGCAAATCAGACAGCGCTTGACCCCATAGGAGCCCGCCGGCCGCCACGGCCGCCGGCGCAAATGCCGCAACCGCCCGCTCCGGGCGGCCCGCCGGGGAGCTAGCCCCCGCTCAACCAGCCGCCGATCGCGGGCGTTAAACGACAGGCCTGGCCCGCCGGATGGGGTGCGCTCCTACCGGCCGCAACCTCGCCGAAGCAACCAATCCCATTGTTGTTTCGAGACGAGGAGATGGCCCATGGCAGGCCCCGTCACCGATGCACACCGCATCGAATATCGCGAAAACGTCCAGCTCGCGCTTCAGGAAAAGAAGGCGATCTTCGACAGCGCCTTCATGTTCGACAGCGACCTGAAGGGCAAGCAGGTCATGATGACCGACATCGTCGGCCAGATGGAAGCGCGCGTCGACGCGCCCGAAGGTGGCGACACGCCCGACAACGAGGCGACGCACGAGCCCGTCTGGGTCCGGCCGCGCCGCATCGACTGGGGCAAGGTCATCACCAAGGAAGACCAGATCAAGGCCCTCACCGATTTCAAGAGCCAGTATGTCCAGGGCGGCGCGGCCGCCGTCGTGCGCAAGAAGAACATCATCCTGGCGGATGCGCTGTTCGGGCCGCGCCTGATCGGCAACGAGATCCCGGTCTCGACCCCCTGGGCCGGTCAGACGGTCGGCATCCAGGTCGGTTCGCCCGAGGGCGCGCCGGCGGATATTGGCATGAACGTCCAGAAGATCCTGCGCGCGATCCGCTACATGGAAGACGCCGAGATCAATATCGAGGAGGAGGAGTGCTACCTCGCCTGCGATCCGACCGAGATCGAGCAGCTCTATAACGATCTCACCTACGTCAACAAGGACTACCGGGCCAAGGCCGTGCTGGAAGAGAAGCGCGTGCTGGAGATCCTCGGCATCCCGATCATTCCCACGAAGCGCGTCGCCGATGCGGCGGCCAACCAGTCCTGCGCCGCGCTGTGGACGAAGTCGGGCATGGCCTGGGGCGAGTTCATGCCCCTCGACATCAACTCTCAGCCGAACCCGAACAAGCAGTACCGCGAGCATCCGTACATGGAGACCTGGATCGGCGCGACCCGGCTCGAAGACGCGCGCGTCGTCAAGATCCTCAACAAGTACTGATCCGCCAACGGCCGCCGGCGTCGCCGGCGGCGTCACCCGTTCAGGCCGGACCAGGCTGCGCGCCGCCGGCGAGACCAGGAGGCCCCCATGGCCGTCGTCACCAAATATGCGCGGTCCTACAAGGACCCTGCCAACGTCGCCCTGCCGCCCGCCGCCTTCGTCGAAGGTCGCGTGCGCGCCATCACCACCGGCCCGATCGCCGTCGCCAATGGCAACGACATCGGCTCGGTGATCTATCTCGGCAAGATCCCGAGCTCGGCCATCATCCTGCCGATGTCGACGCTCTATCACTCCGCCATCACCGGCCTGTCCGATTTCGACATCGGCATCGCGCGGGACGGGGCCGTGGTCGATGCGAACGTGCTGGCGGATGGGCTCACGCTGGCCGCCGCCGGCAGCAAGAACGTCATCGCGGCGCTGGCGACCGGCTCGATGGGCAAGCGCCTCTACGAGGTGCTCGGCCTGGCGAACGATCCCGGCTGCGAATACGACCTGGTCGGCACCTTCAACGCCGCCGCCACGGCCGACGGCACGATCGAAGCCTTCATCCTCTACGCCAAGAAGTAAGCGGGATGGCGCGCGCGGCGTCCGAGACCGAGGCGGCCAACGGCGCGCTCGCCGAGATCGGCGAGCCGCCGATCGCCTCGCTCGACGAGCCGCGCGCCGCCGCCCGCGTCTGCAAATCCCGCTTCCACGATGTCCGCGACGCGCTGCTGCGCGAGGCGGACTGGAACTTCGCCACCGCCTGGGTCATCCCCGGCATGGACCCGGCGCCGGCGCTCGGCCGCCTCAAGAACCGCTATGTGCTGCCGCCGGACTGCGTCAAGGTCCGCTTCGTCGTCGGGCTGGAGACGGATGAATGGGCGGTCGAGGCCGCCTCCGTCGCGCCGACCGCCTCGCCGATCCTCGGCGGCGTCCTGGTCACGAACGCGACCGCGCCCAACATCTGCTACACCCGCATCGTTGCCCAGCCGGTGCTGTGGGATGCGCTCTTCCTCCAGGTCTTCCAGAAGCGCCTTGGCGCGGCGATCGCCCCGCGCATCGGCCGCAGCCAGGCCATCGCCGGCCGGCTGAATGGCGAGGCCGCCGCGCTGCTCAAGCCCGCCAAGCGGCGCGACAGCCAGGAGAAGGCCCGCACCGAGCTGCCGCGCATCACGAGCTGGCTCGCGGCCCGCTACGGAGGCCGCCGCCCATGGTGATGGCCAATCTCGACCGCTCGCAGTTCTCCGCCGGCGAGCTCGATCCCGCCCTGCATGCCCGCAAGGATCTCGCCCGCAACCAGTCCGGGCTCAAGGCCTGCGAGAACTACGTCGTCATGGTCGAGGGCGGGCTCACCCGCACGCCCGGCACGGCCTATGTCGCGCCGCTCAAGACTGAGGCCCAGCGCGGCAAGCTCGTGCCCTTCGAGTTCTCGGTGGACGATAACTACATGCTCGCCTTCAACGACGGCGTCATGCGCGTCCACCGCAATGGCGGCGTCATCGTCGATCCGGGCAGCCCGCCGGACCCTTACGAGCTAGCCGTTCCCTTCGCCGAGGCGGACCTGCCGAACCTGCGCTGGGCGCAGTCGGCCGATGTCATCTTCTTCGCCTGGAACAAGCAGCCGAAGGTGCTGACGCGCAAGGATCACGACGACTGGACGATCGCCGACTATGGCAATCTGCGCGGCCCGGTCGAGCCGCAGAACACGGACGCGACGGTCACGATCAGCGCCTCGGCCGCGACCGGCTCCGTCACGCTCACCGCCAGCAGCGCCATCTTCCAGGCCGGGCATGTCGGCTCGATCTGGCGGCTCGACGAGGCGAACCTCGCCAACATCCCGACCTGGAAGGGCAACGAGAAGCCGCTCGCGGTCGGGAACCTGCGCCGCAACGGCGGCAAGGTCTACCAGGTCTCGAGCATCGCCAGCGGCGACGACGCCGGGCCGAACCCGCCGACGCATGAGGAGGGCGAGGTCCTGGCCGGCGCGGGCAACGTCGTCTGGAAATACCTGCATTCCGGCTACGGCCATGTGAAGATCACGGCCTTTACCGACACCACCCATGTCACGGCGGATGTCATCGGCCTGCTGCCGGGGGATGTCGTCGCGCCGAACGCGACCTATCGCTGGTACGAGGCGGCGTGGTCGGACGTGAAGGGCTGGCCCAAGCAGGTCCGCCTCGCCGACAACAGCCTGGTCTGGACGGATCGCAATCGCTTCTGGCGCAGCAAGGTCACGGATCTCTACGATTTCGAGATCTCGACCAACGACGACAGCGCGATCGCGACGCGCATCTTCAGCCAGGACGGCGCGCTGGTCGATATCCAGTGGGTCCTCAATGCCGGCATTCTCGTGCTCGGCACCCGCTCGGGCGAATGGATCGTGCGCGGCGGCTCCGATCCGTTCGAGCCGCTGACGCTCACCAATATCCGCCTGGTCCCGGACACCAACGAGGGCTCCGCCCCGCATATCCCGCAGCCGGTCGATGGCGGGGCCGTCTTCATCGGCCGCTCGCGCGACAGGCTGCATTTCGCCAAGTTCGACCGCGTCTCCGAAGACATCGACATGTCGGAGCTGACGCTCTACGCCCGCAACATCCTGCGCGGCGTCGCCAAGGTGCTGGCCTATCAGCGGGACCCGCACCGCGTCGTCTGGATCGCGACCGAGGCCGGCGAGCTCATCTCCGTCACCTTCCGGCCGGACCAGGAGGTCATCGGCTGGGCGCGGCACCCGGATGTCAACGGCGTGGTCGAGGACCTGGCCGTCATCGCCTCGCCCGATGCCGGCTACACCCAGCTCTGGATGGTGGTGCGCCGCTCGATCGACGGCGCGGACCGCCGCTTCATCGAGACCATGGCCCCCTTCTTCAAGCCGGCGAACTTCGCGGCCGCCGATGCCTCCGGCGCCTGGATGGTCCGCTGCGGCCTGCGCTACCAGGGCGCGCCGGCCACCACGATCAGCGGGCTCGACCACCTCAAGGGGCAGGAGGTCGCGATCATGACCGGCGGCATGCAGCATGAGCGCCGCGTCGTCAGCGCCGCCGGCGAGATCGTGCTGCAATACGCCTCGGCCGATGTCCTGGTCGGCCTGCCGATCCGCGGCCGCATCCGCACCCTCTCGGCCGAGACGACGATCGACGGCAACGGCACGAAGGGCACCAAGAAGAAGGCGGTCAGCGTCCTGCTGGAGCGCCTGTTCGGGGCCGGCGGCTCGCTCTCGGCCAACAATGGCTTCGCCGAGCCGCTGCTGCTCTCCGGCCATGTCATGCCCTCCGGCGCGCAGCCGCTCGAAACCGCCTCCCGCCCGGTCACGGTCGAAAGCCCGATCGAGGATTTCATGGAGATCGAGCTCGTCAACGACACGGTCTACCCGGACACGATCCTCGGCCTCTCGCCGCATGTGAACTTCGTCGAGGACCGGGGCTGATGTGCGAGCCGACGCTCCTCACCGCCGCGACGATCGGGCTCCAGGCCGGGGCCGGCGTCTTCTCGGCCGGCATGCAGTCGCGCAACAGCGCCTCGCAGGCGCGGCTCGGCATCTGGCAGGCCGTCCAGGAGAGCCAGGCCGGTTTCGACGAGGCCGGCGCTGTCTCCCGCATCCTGGTCGACCAGGCCAACGACACGGCCGGCTTCACGATCGACCAGGCCACGCGCGCCACCCGTGCCTACAAGCTCGCGATCGAGATCGCCAACAAGAACGCCGATCTGGCGCTCGGCAAGGCGAACCTGGAGGAGAACCGCGTCCGCGACGAGACCAAGGCGGCGCTGGCCCAGCAATCCACCTATTTCGCCGCCAACAACATGGACCCGACCTATGGCTCCCCGCTGCTGCTCGCCGGCTTCGGCGCGGCGCAGGGGGAGAGCGACGCTCTGATCGTCCGGGCCGGCGGCCAGCAGGAGGCGGCGGACCAGAACTGGACGGCCTACCAGCTCGCCGACAAGCAGGACGAAGGCATCAAGACGGCCGCCTTCTCGATCGAGAGCGGCTACAAGCAGGCCTCGACCCAGATTGACAGCGCCTATCGCACGGCGAAGACGCGCGGCACCTCGGGCAACATCGCCGCCGGCATCACTGCCGCGAACAACCTGCGCGCCGGCCAGTACGGCGCGGCGACGGCCCTGCTGTCGACCGCGACCAACTGGGCCACCATGGCGATGGGTGGCAAGTTCTCCGCCATCGGCATCAAGGGAGCCTGACGGATGGCGCAGGCTCCCATCATCGTCTCGCGCCAGCGCCTCGGTGGCCCGCAGGCCATCCCGCAGCTTTCGACCGGGGAGGGGCTGCTCAGCGCCCAGCTCGCCGGCACGCGCCGCGAGGCGGCGGCCGAGATCGCCGGCATCGAGAGCCAGAGCCAGGCCGAGATCCAGGGCGGCCGCGCCATCGCCCAGGCCGCCATGGGCAAGAACGCGGCCGAAACGAAATTCGCCGGGGCCGTCTCGCAGGCGGCGCAGGGCATCGGCAACGCCATCGTCGAGGCGCAGGCCCAGACCCGGCTGACGGAGGCGCAGAGCGCGCTGCTCAAGCGGCAGGAGGCCCGGCGCGAGGAGTTCCGCAACGACCAGGACTGGCAGACCGCGCCGACCCGGCTTTCGGAGGCGATGCGCAAGGACGAGGACGAGATCCTGTCCGGCTTCGGCGCGGCTGACCAGGCCAAGCTGCGCCAGTCGGTGCTGCGCTCCTCGCTCTCGCTCCAGCGCGAGGTCAGCCAGACATCGCTGACCAAGATGAACAACGCGGCCGTCGCCTCGCAGACGGAGCTGTCGCAGACCTATCTCACCCGCGCCTCGCGCGCGACCTCGGCCGACGAGCGCCTGGCCATCATCCAGGAGAACGACACGGCGATCGACGGCCTGGTCGCGAAGGGCATCCTGGAGCCGACGCAGGCGCTCACCTCCAAGCAGAACTTCCGCCAGCAGCTCGACCAGACCGAGCTCTACAAGGGCATCAAGAACAACCCGGAGGGCACGCTCAAGGCGCTCCAGGACCCCGCCATGTTCGGCTCGCTCACGCCGCTCCAGCGCGAGACGGCGACGGCGCAGGCCCAGGCAGCGCTCGACGAGCGCAAGGGGCTCGAAGCGCAGGACATGCAGAAGCGCGACCCGGCCGCCGCCGCCGCGACCTATTCGCGCGCGCCCGACCAGAGCATCGTCGGCCAGGTGGTGCGCCGGGCGCTGATCCCCGGCGAGAGCGGCGGCAATGCGGGGGCGCAGAGCCATGCCGGCGCGGCCGGCATCGCCCAGATCATGCCGGATACGGCGCGCGGGCTCGCCAAGCGCCTCGGCTGGTCGGATCTCGACGGCCTCGACGATGCCGGCGTGCGCGCCTGGCTCAAGGCCAATCCCGAGAAATCCACCGTCATGGCCGAGCGCGAGATCGGCGACATCTGGCGGCGCACCGGCTCGCTCGCTGCCGCCTTCGCCGGCTACCATGCGGGGCAGGGCGCGGCCGATGCCTGGCACGCCAAGGCCGTGGCGGCGTTCGGTCCCGGCTATACCGCCGCCCAGTTCATCAGCGTCATTCCCGAAAGCTCCAGCGACGCCAAGAACGGCAAGCCGGGCATGACCACCCGTGACTATGTCGCCGGCATGCTCGCCCGCGCCGGGGCCGATCCCGGCCGGGGCGGCGTCTCGACCAATGCCGCCTATCGCATCGGCTCGGCCGTCGACACCGGCATCAAGGCCGATGTCACCCAGCAGCGCCAGCAGATCAACCAGCTCGTCAGCCTGACGCAGGACGATCGCGACGCCGTGCTCACCGCCTTCAAGAGCGGCTATGCCACGGACCCGCAGGTGGTCGCGGCCGCCAAGGCCCCGTTGATCGCGGCGGCGTCGGCCGGCGATGCCACGGCGGTTCAGAAGCTGCGCCAGTTCACCGAGATGGAGCAGGCCGCGCCCCTCGTGCGCGAGGCCTATCAGATGAACCCGGCGTCGCTCGAAACCGGCATCGCCGTCCTGCGCCGGGAGATCGCCAATGGGAATGCCGGCCCGGCCGCCCAGCGCCGCCTGCAGGTTTTCGAGGCCGTGCAGAGCGAGGTGACGAAACAGGCCGGCGAAAACCCGGTCGGCCTGATCGAGCGCTCCGGCCGCCAGCCCGTCACCACCGTGCCCGTCCAGGCTCCGGCCACCGCGCCCGAGTTTGGCCAGGCGCTCCAGCAGCGCGCCGCCGTCGCGGTCGAGGCGCAGCATCTCTACCAGGGCGCGCTCAAGCCGCTGAAGCCGCAGGAGGCGGCCCAGCTCAAGCAGCGCTACCAGGATGCGACCGCGCCCGAGCGGCTCGACCTGGTCAAGGCCTTCCACCAGGCCATGCCCGGCCCGGCCTTCGACGCCGCCACGACGCAGATCGGCGCGGACAAGCTCACGGTCACGGCGGCGCGGCTCTCCGCCGTCGATCCCGAGCTGGGGCCGAAGATCATGCGCGGCGCGGCCCTGCTCAAGAGCAAGGGCGTCGACGACGGCAAGGCGGCGGATCTCCGCACGGCGCTCGGCAACACGCTCGGCCGGTCCGTCTTCCCGCCGGAAGTCCAGGGCGAGCTCGTCGATGCGGCGCTGGCGATCTACGTCGCCGATCGCGACGGCAAGGGCGCGCTGTTCGACAATTCCGACCCGCGCGCGCTCGAAGGCGCGATCGAGAGCGTCACCGGCAAGCTGGCCAAGGTCAACGGCGTCAAGGTGCCCTTGCCGCGTGGCGTCAGCGAGACGCAGTTCACGCGCGGGCTGGCCGATCTGCGCGCCGAGGATCTCGGCGGCACGCCGGTGGGGCGGGACGGTCAGCCGCTCGACATCGGCTTCCTCCGCTCCTATGGCCGGCTGCGCCCGCAGGGGCTCGGCGACGGCCGCTACATGGTGATGCTGCCCGGTCCCGGCGGCCAGGATGCCGCCGTGCGCGGCGCGGACGGCCAGCCGCTCGTCGTCGACATGCTGCCGGCCGTCAGGCGTGCCGAGCAGAACTGGCCGCAAGTCCAGGGCAACGAGGCAGCGCAGGCCTATTGGGATGCCCAGTCCGGCAACGCCATGCGCCGGGCCGATCCGACCTTCCAGGGCTCGATCCCGCCGGCGCGCGGCCCCTATGCGACGCCGGCCGAGGAGAAGGCCCGCTCGCTGGAGATCACCCGCCAGCAACTCAAGGATCTCGAAGCGGAGCGGGACGGTTACGCCAACGCCCGCGCCCCCGCCCCGGACAGCATCCTCGGCCGCCAGGTCCGAGCCCGTATCGAGCGGGATCTCGCGCTCACGCGCCAGCGCCTCAAGGACCTGGGAGGCGAGCCGTGAGCTGGGAGAGCGCCTTCGCCGGAGAGCGCGAACAGGCCGCGCGCGGTCCTGCCCCGGCCGCGCCTGCGACCCTGGGCGAGATCTGGCGCGCCGGCTGGGACGCCGCCGGGCTCGACACCGTGTTCGGCCAGGGCGATCCCTGGGCGCAGGCCCAGGGCGAGCTGCGCCAGGCCGTGGAAGGCGCGGCCGGCATGAGCGCCGCCGAGCTCGCGCGCTCGCAGGGCAAGAGCCTGCGCGCCGTCGACTGGGCCGGCTCCTCCTGGCAGGACCAGGTGCGCGAGCTCGGCGAGCTTTCGGCCGGGCTGACGCCGGACCAGCAGGAGAAGGTCAAGCCCTTCCTCGACGTGCCGGCCCGCGCCCGCCGCATCGCCGCCGATCGCGAGCGCGAGGCGGCCGATATTGCCGATCGCACCTATGGCCTCACCGGCCATGCGCTCGGCTTCCTCGCCGGCGTCACGCGCGCGGCCGTCGATCCGATCAATCTCGGCACCATGTTCGTCGGCGGCCCGCTGGCCGGTTCCGTGCCGCGCATGCTGGCCCGCGAGGCCGCGCTCGGCGTCGGCATCCAGGCCGTGCAGGAACCGTTTATCGAGGCCGGTCGCGCCGAGCTCGGGCTTGACGCCGGCCTCGGCCGGGCGCTGACCAACATTGCGGAGGCCGGTATCGGCAATGCCGGCCTCGCCGGGCTGTTCAGGGGCGCAGGCTGGCTGATGAGCCGCGCCGCCCATGCCGGGGATGCTCCGGCCGTTCGCGCGGCCGATGCCGTTTCCCAGGCATTGCAGGAGTCCCGACTAGACGCAGGCAGCGTGCCGGCCCGCCCGGAGCTCGCGGCCGATGCCGGCGCGCTCGCAGCACGCCCGGCCGAGGCGCTCGCCCCGGCGGCCGAGCCCGCCGCTCCCGCGAGCCTGCGCGAGCTCGCCCCGGCGGATCTCGACGCGGCGGCGCGGCTCGCCGAGCGTGACGAGCTGGTCGACCATCTCGCTCCCGACCAGAGCGGGCCGGGCAAGCTCGTCCATGCCGAGACGGTCGAGGCGATGATCGCCCGGATGGAGGAGAGCCGGGCGGATATCATGTCCGGGCTCGACAGCAAGATCGCCGAGCTGGAGACGCGCCTGCGGGGGGACACGCAGGCGCAGACGGCGGGCGGGGAGGGCGTTTCTCCTCCCGCGCCACCCGCCCGCCGTCGACGCCCGGCCGCCGAGCGCAAGCCGGTCTCGCTCGCGCGCTTCATCGCCGAGAACGGCGGGATCAAGATCGACGATCAGGGCGAGGCGCGTTGCCTCGGCATCAACCAGATGTTCGTGCCCGGCGCGGGCATGGTCGGCCGCATCAACGGCAAGCTGCTCGATCGCGACCTGGAGCCCCTGCTGATCGCCGAGGGCTATCTGCGCCCGCAGGACCCCAACATGCCGTCCCGCGACGTGACGCAGGAGGTCCATGACGCGCTGGTCGCCGAGTTCACCCACAAGCGCCCGCTCTACCGCTTCCAGGACCAGGCGCGCGTCGAGCAGCTGGATACCGGCCGCGCGCTCGACCAGGACCAGCGCTGGCGCGACGAGCTCCAGGCGGAGGCGGACGGCATACGCCGGCAGCTCGTCGATGCCGGGCATCGCATCGAGGACTGGGACCCGCAGGACATCGCCGACGCGGCGGACAGGGTGGTGCGCGGCGTCGACGACAGCTGGGAAACCGCGCTGGAGCGCGTTGTCATGGCGCGCGAGCTGGCGCATGATGCCTCGCCCACGGCGCTCGCTGCCGCCGAGGACCTGCCCGATTGGGAGATTGCCGATGCGATTTTCGGCCGAGACACACAGCCAGATAGCGGCCGAGCTGGAGGCCAAGGCGGCCCAGACGCAGGAGCCGGCGGCGAAGGCCGACCTGCAAAGGCGGGCGACGCAGTTCAAGGCGCTGGCGCGGATGGCCCAGCGCCAGGCGGACGCGAAGGCGACCAGGCACTAGCCGGCGCGCTCTCCCGGCTGGCCGGGGCGAGCGACGATCCCACCCTGTTCAAGGCGCGTCTCGCGGATCTCCACCGCAACCTGGACGCCGCCGGCGGCGACATCCGCCTGGAGCTCGACAGCGGCGCGGTCTCCGCCCGCCAGCTGCTGGAGGAGATCCGCGACGACGCCACGGCCGCCGACGCGCTCAAGGCCTGCCTCGGCCAGGGTAATGGTCCCACTGGCGGGGAGGGCGGCGCATGAGCGTGCTCTCCTGCCTGTTCGGGAAGGTCGAGGCCGGGCTGGTCAAGCGCGCCTCGGCCGACAAGCTCGCCGCCGCCATCGAGGAGCGCCGCGCCGCGCTCGCCGACGCCAGGGCCGCCGCCGAGACGCCGCTCACCTATATCGCCCTGGAGATCGCCGACGATGCGACCAGGGCGGCCGCCCGCCATGCCGACCTGACCATCCGCTCCGTCGAGGCGCAGCTCGCCACGCTCCAGGTGGTGCGCGACTATGACGCCAAGGTGAAGGAGCTGCGCGCCACGCCGGGCGACTTCGGCTTCGGCAGCAAGGCCCCGGCCTTCCTCGCCGACGAGCGCAAGTCCACGGTGTGGCCGGCGGTGCGCTCGCTGTTCTGGCGGGACCCGCACGAGATCGCGACCTGGGGCAACGTCACCTATCTCGCCCGCACCATCCGGGGCGAGGCGCACGCCGCCTTCGCCGACACCATCGAGAAGCTGCGGGCCAAGGCCTTCGGCTTCAAGCACGAGACCACGCGCGAGGCCGAGCTGCTGGATGCGCTCTACGGCGAGCCCGGCGCGACGCAGGACGGCCGGCTGATGGCGCAGAGCTGGAGCGGCGTCGCCGAGAACCTGCGCGAGCAGTTCAACGCCACCGGCGGCGCGATCCCGGAGCGCCAGGGCTGGAAGCTGCCGAACCCGACGCTCGATCGCAGCAAGGTCGCCGCCGTCTCGCGCGAGGAGTTCGTGGCGGATATGCTGCGCCTGAACGATCGCGAGCAGCTGCTCGACTTCGGCACGGGCCGCCGGCTGGACCAGGACGGCATCGCCCGCGTGATGGGCGAGGTCTACGACAACGCCGTCGCCGGCTGGGTCGACGGCCCGCCGAGCGCCGCGACGCGCGGTCGCGAGATGCTGGCCAACAGCCGGCGCGATCCGCGCATCCTGGTCCTGAAGGATGCCGCGAGCTGGCGTGAGTTCGCCGGGAAATACGGCGAGCACGACAGCCCCTTCGCCGCGATGATGAACCATATCGGCCGCATGAGCGAGGACATCGCCATGCTGCGCACTCTGGGCCCGAACCCGGAGGGGCTGAAGCGCTACATCCTCTCCCTGTTCGACCGCGAGCTGGAGAGCGTCACGGTCAGCGCACCGGCCGGCGCGAGCGAGGCGCAGAAGCTCGCGGCGGTGAAGGCCAACCGCAAGGCGGAGAACCGGCTCAACCGCCAGCGCCGCTCGTTCGAGACCGCCTGGGCGCATGTCACCGGCGCGGCCGACACGCCGGTCGATACCGGGCTGGCCAACATGATGGGCGACATGCGCGCCGTGCTCGTCGCCTCGCAGATGGGCTCGGCGATCATCTCCTCGATCTCGGACCAGGCGACGCTCGCCATGGCCGCGCGCTTCAACGGCATCCCGGCCATGGGCGTGGTCGGCCGCGCCATCCGCGAGCTCGCGGAGCCCGGCTCCGAGATCCGCGCCGCGCAGATGGGGCTGGTCGCCGATACGCTCGCCCATGGCGTTCACGGCGCGGATCGCTTCGCTGGCGAGACCATCCGCACCGGCCGCGCCGGCCAGCTCGCCGGCGGCGTCGTGCGCGCCTCCGGCCTGCGCCGCTGGTCGGCCGTGCTGCGCAACGCCTTCGCGCTGGAGACCATGGCGCTGCATGCCCGCGAGGCCGGCAAGGGCTTCGCCGAGCTCGACCCGAAGATCCGCGAGAGCCTGTCGCGCTACGGCATCGACGCCGGCGACTGGGACGTGATCCGCCAGGCCCCGCTCTACGAGGAGCGGCCGAACGCGCTGCTGCTGCGGCCGATGGATGTGCGCTCCCTCGGCGGCGAGGAGGCCGGCAAGGCGGCGGACAAGCTCAAGCGGCTGATCGACACGGAGATGGACTACGCCGTCATCGAGGCCGATCCGATGACGCGGGCCATGATCAACGGCGAGGCCCGGCCGGGAACCTATGAAGGCGAGGTCCGCCGCGCCTTCGGGCTCTACAAGACCTTCCCGCTCACCTTCGTCACCATGCACTTCGCCCGCGCCATGGCGCGCGGCTGGGATGGCTCGCGCATGGGCCATGCCGCGATCTCCTTCTCGGCGATGTGGGCGCTCGGCCTGGTCGCGATGCAGGCCAAGCAGGTGGCCAACGGCAAGGACCCCTACAGCCTCGACCCGACGACGACGCGCGGCCAGCGCGCCTACGCCGCCGCGCTCCTCCAGGGCGGCGGGCTCGGCATCTTCGGCGACTTCCTCGGCCAGGACATGACGCGCAACGGCAACAGCCTGATCGCGACCTTGGCCGGCTCGCAGTTCGCGGCGGGCGAGAAGGTCGGCAAGTTCGTGCTCGGCAATCTCCAGCGCCTCGGCAAGGGCGAGCCGACGCATTTCGCCGGCGACGCGCTCTACACCGCCGCCTCCTTCCTGCCCGGCTCCTCGCTCTGGTACGTCCGCCTCGGCTTCCAGCGCGCGCTGCTCGACCAGCTCGCGCTCCAGATCGACCCGCGCGCGCCGGAGCGTTTCCGCCGGATGGAGGACATGGCCCAGCGCGACTGGGGCCAGCGCTTCTGGTGGTCGCCCGGCCGCGCCGCGCCGCAATCCGCTCCCAACCTCGGAGGCACGCCATGACGGTCACAACCGAGCTCTCGCGCTCGACCTTTCCCTGGACCGGCGTGGAAACCGCCTTCGCCTGCGCCTGGCCGGCCGACAAGGCGGCCGACGTCAAGGTCTTCTATCGCACCGCCGCCGGCGTCGTCAGCGAGATGACCGCAGGCGTCAACCACAGCGTCACCCTGGCGGATGGGAGCAATCTCGTCACGGTGCTGCCGATCGCGCTGCCGCCCGCGCCCGGCACCCTCGTCGTCTCCCGCGAGACGCCGGCGCTTGTCAGCGAAGTGCTCCAGGATGGCGAGGGCTTCTCGCTCGCTATCATCCAGCAGCTGCACGATCGCGCGGCGATGCGCTCCGCCGAGGATCGGACAACGCTCTCCCGCGCCATCGTGCTGGAGGAGGGGGCCGAGCTCGGCGCGGGCAACTTCAACCTCGGCGGCTCCGGCCTGTCGAACGTCGCGCCGGGGACCGTGCCGACCGATGCCGCCACGGTCGGCCAGCTGCTCGATCTGATCATCGCCAGCGGCAACGTTCCGGTGCCGCTCGCGGAGGATGTCGGGAAGGCGCTCGTCGCGCTCGCCGGCGGGCTGTTCGCCTGGGGTCAGCTCGACAAGGCCGCGCTCGTCGACGGCATCCTCTCGGCGGATGCGGCCGGCCTGGCCAAGATGGCGGATGGTTTCCTCTCGGCCAGTCCCGCGGCCAGGCTCAAGATGGCCACGGGCTTCTTCGCTGCTGATGCTGCCAGCCGCGCGAAGTTCGCGGCGGGCTTTTTGGGGCTTGACGCCGATAGTCTCGCCATTTTCGCAGACGGCTTTTTCGCAGCCAGTGCAGCGGCTCGCCTCAAGATGGCCGACGGCTTTATCGTGCCGGCGAAATTGTCGAGCGATCCGGCCGACATCAGCGGATTTCGGAGCTTGCTCGGCCAGAGCTCGGTCAAGGTATTCGATCAGACCCTCTCGGCCGCTGCAACGGGCTTCATTGTGCCGCTGACAGGGTTCAAGGCCTTCCGGGGGCGCCTTCTCGTCGTTCCGAACCCGGCGGCAGCTGATTTCAGCGTCGGATATCGGACCAGCTTCGACGGTACGTCATATGCCGCAGGCGCGTCCGATTACATCGTGCAGTATCTTGGATCTGTAGGAGGCAGCGCTTTCGCAGGCTCCGGCGCGACTCCTCAAGCCGCGCTTACTCAGGCCGTCGAAAGCACCCAGCCCGGCACTCCGACCCGTGCCTATTTCGATTTCGATGCCGGGTCAGCAGGCGAAAAAGCCAACTGCACCTCGATCAGTTTCGGCCTGAATTCCAGCGGAAATGCCGATCTCAGCATGCTCGGCACGTGGCGCGACGCGGTTGGGTTGGTGTCGCATCTCTCGGTCCTAGCCACTGTCGCGAATGGTCTTGGCACCGGCACGCGGCTGATTGTCGAAGGAGTGGTGCAATGAGCGGACTGGTCTTCATCGTCGATGGGGAGCGGACGACGCTTCTAGAAAACGACATCGGGCCGCTAGCGGAAATGAATGCGCTTCCGCCGGTCGACATCTCCGACCGCCAGTTCGCCCAGGGGCTCGCCGAGCTCGGATTGATCTCGGAAGCCGAGGCGGAGGAGTGGGTGGCGGCCGGCACGCTGCCGCCCGCCCTCGTCGCCCTGGTCGACCAGCTGCCGGAAGGCGAGCGCTTCGCGGCCCGCATGCTCCTGCGCGGCGCGACCCGGTTCGAGTTCGGCCATCCGCTGGCCGAGGCGTTCGGCCTGCTCGCCACCCCGCCCTGGACCCCCGAAGCCCGCGCCGCCTTCTGGCGGCATTGCGCAACCCTGTAGAGGCCTGCCCATGGATCTCGACCAGCTCTCCCGCATCGCCGGCAAGCCGCTCTCGCCGAAGCAGCGCGCCAACGCGCTCTCCTTCCTGATGTCGCTGGAGCGCTTCGGCCCCGGCCTCGGCCTGCTCCAGCCGCATCGCGTCGCGCAATACGTCGCGCAGGCGCTGCACGAGAGCGGCGTCTTCCAATGGGACCGCGAGATCTGGGGGCCGACCAAGCAGCAGCTGCGCTATGACCCAGCCTCGGGCTCGGATCTCGCGCGCCAGCTCGGCAACACGCAACCCGGCGACGGCCGGCGCTACTACGGCCGCACCGGCGGCATGCTGACCGGCCGGGCGAACTATCGCGCCTTCACCGCCTGGGTCCGCAAGCAGGTCGATCCGGCCGGGCCGGATTTCGAGGCCGATCCCGACGCGGCGCTGACCGATCCCTGGGAAGGCCTCGTGCCGCTCTGGTACTGGAGCTCGCGCAAGCTCAACGCCTATGCCGACAAGGGCGATGTCGAGAACATCACCCTCAAGATCAATGGCGGCCGCAACGGCTTCGACGATCGCCTGAAATGGCTGGCGCGCTGCTCGCTCGTGCTGCTCGGCTACGGCCCCTCCGAGCTCATCGTCTTCCAGCGCGACATGGGGCTGGCGATCGACGGCATCTTCGGGCCGAAGACGCGCGCCGCCATCCACGCCCGGCTGCTGGGGCTGACGGCCAAGGCGGCCCAGCCGGCCGATGCGGCGGCCGCGCCCGTCGTCGAGGAGAAGCCGGTCGCGGTGACGCCGCCGGCGCTCGACAAGCCCGTCGCCGAGACGGGCGGCTTCTGGGAGCGCATCGGGACGATCGGCTCGGCCGCGACCGGGCTGGGCACGCTGCTGTTCGGGGACTGGAAGGTCACGGCCGTGGCCTTCGGCGGCATCGTCGTCATCTCCACGCTCGGCCTCGTCTTCCATGCCCGCATCATCGCGGCCGTGAAGGACATCAAGGCCGCGATCGCCGCGCCGGGCGGGGCCGCATGA